TCGTCATACTTGTTGTGCCTATATCACCACCGCTAAAAGTTGTCGTATCTCCAAATATTGGTAGTGCAGGTACAACACCATTGGTAACTGTAGTGCTTGAAGAAGGTATGGCATCGCCTTGAACATAACTCTCAGTTACAGACCACGCATCCCCTGCTGTGGTAACCCCATAACTTGTAGTGTAATCAATTGTAGGAACTCCATTAGTTATTGCAGCGTCAGTAAGATCAAGCGTTCCAATAGCATTTGTTACTGTGTTTGCAGTTGGGGTAACATTTGTGCCTGATGCAGAAAACGTAGTACCAATCCGATTAGCTGTTGAACTTGCCCCTAGTGTAGAAACGGAAACAACATTTTGGATTGAGTGATTTATGTCGGCTAGTGCAACTGAAGGGCTAAACAGTAACAGTAGTGTTAATAGTTTTTTCATTTTTTGTCCTCTTTTTTGTTGACAACTTCAGCCCCCTCAATACGAAGGGGTGTTTCAACTCTAATCAATTGATAATTACCAGACTGTGTAGCTAATAACTGTTCTACTTCCTTTTTGTTTAATGGTTTTTCATCTGGTTTATATGTTCCATCACCACGTTTTTTTGCACCCTCCAAACCAAAACTGGCTAACGCACCTGTTAGCAAACTTGCCGGAAAAGTTATATCCTTAGGTTCGTTTGTGTAGCCGGGAATAGATATGTAGTTAAGGGATACTATAAAACCACTCCACCCAACTACAACTAATCTGACTACTACTGAAATAAAAGCTAACTGTTCTTCTTTGTCCTCAATAGTTTCTTTTAATTTTTTTAATGGGCCTTTTTTAATTTCTTCTGTCATAGTTTACATTTATTAGTCATACTATACATAATTACCTATTAACGCAAATGCCTGAGATATATAGTGCCTTAATTGGTGCAGCAGCTACTGCTTTACTTATGGTTTTATCTAACATGAGTAGTCGCAGAGAACGAGACATACGAGATATATACTTTAGATTAAATAAATTATCTGAAGCAGTCAGTAGGATAGAAGGACAGATCCAATAATGTTTGCTATGTTTGGAAAAACTAACATACTATGTACAAAATACTGAAGCCTATACTATTACGCTTCCTTTCCACGACAGGATGTAAACGTTTAGTTGTAGATCTTTGTCGTGCATTTGTAAAGCAGACCTCAAATACATTGGACGATAAAGCAGTAGATCTGTTGGAGCAAAATTTGTTTCCTAAATTAAATTGATGGAAAAAGAAACTTTTTTAAATATAGAAATAGAACCTGCACCTGTAGAGTTGCAACTGTCAGTTGAAATGCGTTGCAGAGAAATAATGAAAAGCGATGATATAGATAATATAAAAAAATATTGCACTCATCTTGTAAGGCATCAAATGAAACAAGATGTTTTCTTAGCAGGCTTGTTAGGAAGAGTTGTAGAATTAGAAGCTAAAGAAATTGTAGAAGAAACAAGAAAAAATAAAAAATTAGAACGCAGATCTATTGACAGAATAAAAAAATTCTTTCATATTTAAAAAGACAATTATGGAGATTACCATGCCAAAAGGAAAAGGTACATATGGAACTAAAGTTGGTAGACCACCAAAAAAAAAAGTAAGCGTGGTCTAATTGGCTTTAGTATCTTCATCCCCAAAAACTAAAGCCATCGCCCCAGAGTGATTAAAGGTCTGGTGTCATTCTGGGGCTTTATATTGCCCACCTAAAAAGGTATTTCATCGTTTGCTACTTTTTCAAAACTTTGCAAATCATCATTACCTTTATACGTTGGTGTATTAGGGTTTGGTTTTCCGGGTTGGTAGTTATTATCTGCATCAAAAATATTTACCATTACTGCTGATGGATTTGGTTTTGTACTGAAATCAGGCAGCCCTGCTAAATTTACCCATCTATCAATAAGCATATATTGTTTGCCTTGGTCATTTTCCATAATGACTCCAATGTTTTGCCAGTTTGCTTTTGAATTACCGTTTTTGTCTTTGTATTCTCGTGTCTTGACTGATAGGTTCTTTACTTTTTTTGCCATAAGGAATCTCCTGTAGTATGCGTATGCGGACAAAACCACCTAAGTAATCTTGATCCATTGTTGAAATCACAGTATTAAACCGCTTATCATTTATTTTAAGTGCATCTGCTAAACCATCAATACCTGACTTCATTCTTGCTACAAGATTGTCACGATCATAACTTCTTCTGTCTGGTGGTATAAATGTCATTTCTAAAACTAATCTTTCTGGTATATTTTCAGTTACTTTTTTAAATTTTTTTAGCTGTTCTTTTGCTACGCTGTTACATTTTTGTCGGTATTGTTTTTTGGCCGAAGCCAGTTTTGCCCAATGCAATCTTTTATTTGGCGATAAATCAGATGGTGGCCAACCTAATACAACTTCAATCATTTTCTAACCTTGTTAACTCTGCTTGTATGCGTTTGACATTAATATCATAAAATTTATTATCTAAATTCTCAAACCACCATTGCCTATCTAGTTCTGCCAACTGGCATTTGTATCTTGCAATTTTTAAAATAGTAGATTCATCCATTTGTTTTGCTCCATAATTTAATCAACGTCTGCAATTCTAATATTCGTGCTTTCGCTGCTGCAATTTTTTGTTCTGTTGTCATAAACTTTTCCTGTAAGAATCCCAGTTAAAACCAATCAATGCTCCTCCGTTTTCACGCAGTCTATCCATAACACGCTCGCCAAGGTAGTCAGATAATTGTTCGCTAGGAATATTTGATAATAAAAT